ACACAATGGTAGCATACGGAATCGCAAAGGCAAGAGCAATGGCAAACAGAACGGACTGGAACGAAAGAACCGAAATCACAAAGGCGGTCATCACCTGGTTCGATGCGGACTACGAATACGAACTGGAGATTGAAAACGAGGACAGGATGGACAACGAGGCGTTCACCGCATGGGTTGAGGAAAACGCAGAAAGCCTTGTAAAGGCAGATGCCGAGGAAAACGGAACGACCTTTGAGGAAATCGACGGCATCGACTTTACGGAAAAGGAAATCGATGACGATGCCCTTTTCGATGATGAGTACGAAAACGCCTGCGAATTTGAATGGGAGTGCATGACGGGAAGATAAACTTCCCTGCACTTTCCAAACAGCCCCGACCCAAGGGGCTGTGGCTCGTACCGAAGAAATATAGTACACAAAATCTGAGCCATATATTTGTGCAGTATATTTTTTCGTTATGACTTGCTATCCTTGCTTTTGTATGGTAATATGGTTACAATGGGAATAGAATCTCGATTACAAAACTGCCCCTTGAGGGCGTTAAAATAAATGATACAGACTTGCTTTTTGGCATGTCTTTTTTGTTAGGAGGTGATGGCGTGGCAAAATTCAAACCGACTCGTTTTATGGCGGAGGATTCCAAGTATAACAAAAAGGCGGCAGACTATGCCGTCTCTTTTATTGAATGCCTCAGCCATACGAAAGGCACCTGGGCAGGAAAGAAATTTGAACTGCTGGACTGGCAGGAACAAATTATCCGTGACCTGTTTGGAATCTTGAAACCGAACGGCTATCGGCAATTTAACACAGCATATATTGAAATCCCGAAGAAAAATGGCAAATCAGAGCTTGCTGCTGCAGTTGCTCTGCTGCTCACCTGCGGTGACGGCGAAGAACGTGCGGAAGTTTACGGCTGTGCCGCTGACCGCCAACAGGCTGCCATTGTTTTTGATGTAGCTGCCGACATGGTGCGAATGTGCCCTGCCCTTTCCAAGCGAGTGAAAATCCTGACCTCACAAAAGCGTATCGTGTACATCCCGACCAACAGCTTTTATCAGGTGCTTTCTGCTGAAGCCTATAGCAAACATGGTTTCAACATTCACGGGGTTGTGTTTGATGAACTTCATACGCAGTCGTACCCAACTTAGGGAACCGTTTTTCACATAAAATCGATGATGCCGACACCCCAAAAGAATACAGAAATCTGATTATCTCGTAGTTCAAACGAGATTTTTTTGTTTTCTGCACTGACCTGACCAACTTCAATCTTTTCAATAAAGTCTGTCAGAACTTCGGGAGTGAGTTCCCATACGGCATCATACTTTCTAATTGCTGCATAAAGAAGCTGAATTTTTTCATCTGCTTCATTTTCACGGCTCAGCTTTGTAATGAGGTCAATTATCAGCTTGTTGAGCTGTTCTTTTTCCTCATCATACGTTTTCTTCAAACTCGCAAATAACGAGCCATCAATTTCACCTCTGACCTTTGCTTCAAATAAACCCTGAATATACTTGTCGATCTCCGCCGTGCGAGCCTGAGCCTTGTCCAGTTCTTCTTGTATTACTGCTTTGCTGCCGTCAGACTGTTCCTCTAACGCTTTGCTGATGTTCTGCCTGAACTCGGCAGGATTGCTTTTGGCAAAGGCAAGAACATTCTGTATTTTCGCTAACACCTCAGCTTGCAAATACATTTCAGGTACTCCATGGAAGCAGCAGCCTTTGCTTTTGCGGTAAGTGGAACACTCATAAGCTGAGAGTGTTCTCCCGCCTTTCAAATAGCATTGCCTGCCGTGCATTCTGCTATGACAATCCATGCAATAAAGGTAATCTGCAAAGAGATAACTGTGTACATTTCTTGTGTGTCTGATCTCCTTTGAGATCTTGTCCTGCACTTTCTGAAATGTTTCCTTGTCAATGATCGCAGGGTGCGTATTCGGGAATATCTTCAACTTGTCATCGCTGTTGTGAATGACTTTCTTATTCTTGTATGACGTGATCTCTGTGCGGAAATTAACCGTATCACCGATATATTCACGATGCTGCAGAATATCCCTTACCACAGATGCACTCCATACACACAGATCGTCAGCTTCCACCTTGATACCTTTTGCCATTCGTCTGTGATATGTCGGTCTTGGTATACCCTCAGCTTTGAGAATACGAGCGATCTGATACATACCAAAGGATTGATTCAGATACAGGTCAAAGATCCTGCGAACCACATTAGCCGCAGATTCATCGATCAGCCATGTCTGCTTATCCTCCGGTGTATTGTAATACCCATAAGGAAGCTTTGATGCAATAGACTGACCGCTGTTTCCTTTCTGACGTATCATGGCACGAACCTTTTTGGAAATATCACGGCTGTACCATTCGTTCATCAGGTTATGGATCGGCAGCAGGTCGTTCATTCCCTTGGCAGAATCCACGTTATCACTGATTGCAATGAAACGAACGTTATGCTTTGGAAATTCGATTTCTACATACTGACCGACCATGAGATAGTTTCTGCCCAGACGGCTCATATCTTTGACGATCACAGTGGAAACAAGTCCTTTATGAATGTCACCGAGCATACGCTGAAAATCGGGGCGATTGAAATTTGTGCCTGTATATCCGTCATCTGCGTAGTAAGAAAGATTGGTAAAGCCGTTAGATTCGGCATAGCTTCTGAGGAGCGACTTCTGATGTTCAATGCTGCCACTTTCTGCGTCAATTCCGTCATCATAAGAAAATCTGACATATAAAGCAGTGATTTTTCCTGTCTGCATAAGTATTTTCCTCCTATACCGACAGGCTTAAAATTGCTGTTTTCATTATATCACAGAAAGAATCTGAGGGCAACGATAAACCTCAAATTGTCGCCTGATTGTCGCCCAATCGTCGCTGTTTGTAACTCAATTGCAGCAATCAGATAAAATGCGTTCTCCATATTCAGTTTTCAAGATACCTCTGTCCAGTTCTTCATAAGCAATAATCCGCAGGAAGCGAAGATAGCGCTTGATTTTTCTTGACATTGCCTGTCTTGAAATTCCATTCGCTTTTGCAAATGATGAAACGGAACGATAAGTGCCAAAATAGAAATTCGTTAAAAGAGCATATCCCTTTGGTTCTGATACCTTCATTCTTGCAAGAGCATTCCATAAAGCAAGCTGTTGTATGTCAGGCTCTGTTTCTGAAATCAGAAGATTATCGTAATACGGAACCGTGTGATAATGCTCACGGGTGTTGATATACCGCTGGTGACGAATCATCTTTGCAAGTTCCGGGTCAGTTCCTATGGGGATAAAATAATCAGGATTCTGTCTGTACATCGCATTCCTCCATTTGTAACAGACAGGCTTTTCTTTGACGCCTATATTCTATCACAAGTGAAAACCTTTTTCAAGAGAGCTGATTTTTGCGGTTCCCCAATGAGAAACAAACCATAGGATAACTTGATTTCAGGGAAACGAAAAGGCTGCCGACAATGCGACAGCCCTTGATTTTTATGAAAGGATAACTTTTCTTAAATGCTTATATGACACTTCAAAATTGTTATAGCAGAATGCATAGAGGACATTTACACTGGAAAATCCTGTGATTCTGAAAATTTCATCAGCAGACATTCCTTGTCTGATATATTCTGTGATCAGCTTTTTTCTGAGTTCGATGACGATCGTATTGAAGTTGGTGTTTTCTTGTTGCAGTCCCTTTTTCATAATGTTGTAGGTCAGTCCAAGTTCCTCATAAACCTCATGAGGACGTTTGGTTACGATGTGATCGGTATATCGGCGAAGAAGTACAGCTTCGATTCTCTCCCGAAATGTTTTGTAGCTTACATCGACCAGCTCATCTATAAATCCGATCTCATATATCTGAAATCTCAGAGGTTGTTTCCCATAGTTTACAGTTCCTTTTTTCTCGTATACACCAACGATCACTTGCTTTATCAGTTTGCTGCATATTTCCTCTGTGATCTCAGAAAAATCTGCATTTTGAATGAAAGTCAGTATCTCAACAATCCCTGATGCGTTTTTCTTTCCAATCGCTAATTTTTCAGCAAGTATATTGACCTGATTTTGCAGATTGCTTTTCTCATCGCCATATTGCCTGCTTAGTAACAGAAAATCATCCTGTGTGATCTCACCTCTGATCTTCGATTCAAAAAGTTCCTGCATATAGGAGTTAATCTCGGCAATTCTTTGATTGGAAACATCAATTTTTTTCTGTATCTCTGAAATCTGATACACTCCAAGTTTTTCTTCTATTTCTTTTGGCTTAGAGAGGAGTGCTTGCTGCAGAGCGGTAATCTGATCTTTGAACATATTGCGAAGTGTCATTTCCCGAACCGAATGTGATTTGCAAGTCTGAAAGGATATTTTTTTCTGACAGTTATATGCGATCCCATCATATCCTTTTGCTACCTGAACCGCCATTCTTCCACCGCATTCAGAGCATCTGCATTTTCTGGCGAAAAAAGTGTTGTACTCATATTTTCGCTTGTCAAATCTCTTTTTTGGTCTTGCCAGACGAACCTGTGCTTTTTCAAACATTTTTCTCGGTACGATCGCATCATGCGTATCATGAAATACAAGCCATTGGTCTTTTGGAATTCTCTCTATCTGTCTTGTTTTGAAAGAAACCGTTCGTGACTTGAAATTGACAGTATCACCGGCATATTCTGCCATGCCAAGCATTCTTGTTATCGTTGAAGTTGACCATGCATAAATTCTTGTCGGATCACACCGCTTTGAACCGGCGTATGCCGATGTAGTGAGAACTTTATGCTTTCTCAAATAGTTTGCAATCTGATATTCCGTCATCTCCTCATTGACAAATTTATCAAATATCATGTAGACAATGCCTGCAACTTTTTCGTCAATGATCCATTCATCTTTTGTGTCAGGTGCGATTTTGTAGCCATATACAGGACGTGTTTTGACAACACCGCCGTTCATCCCTTTATTTCGTTTGTAGGCAGTGACTTTTTTGGAAATATCGGCAGCATACATTTCAGCGAAAATACTCTCAAAAACAAACAGATCGTTGTTTTCTTTTGTAGAATCGTAGTGATCTGTTACGCCGATTACTTTTACATCATACATGGGAAGTACAAGTTCCACATACTGACCGACAAGAATATAGTTTCGTCCGAAGCGGCTCATATCCTTGACAATAACGGTTCCGATCAGCCCGTTTTCAATATCTTCAAGCATACGCTGAAAGTCAGGTCTGTTGAAATTTGTACCGCTGTATCCGTCATCAGCATAACAGCGAAGATTAGTGTATCCGTTATTTTCCGCATATTCTTTCAGTAACTCACGTTGATGTGTGATACTTGCATTTTCTTCCTCCTGCCCGTCATCTCGTGAGTATCGACAATACAATGCTGTAATTTTATCGAACATATACGAAGTCCTCCTGTGCATTATTCATTATTTAGAATAGCGCACAGGAGGATTTTTTTCAATAGTTATTGGAACATTGTCGCCAAAGTTTTAATACATCGTTGCCGTACCGTCGCACTTGTAATCAAAGTGCAGCTTATTCAATTACGCCGATGTCTGCAAAGAAGATACGCACAGAAATTTCACTGCTGTCATTTTCATAGACCTCAATATGATCGATAAGCTGTTCCATTATGACACGGTCATTTTCTGTAACTGTGCAGTTTGCAAAACGTTCGATCTTCTGCACAAAGTTATCAATACCCATTTTCAGATCCTCCACTTTGTCAAGAATGACAAGCAGCTGAGAATTTTCGTCTGTCAGATTTCTTGCTTCATTGTTCAGAACATGAGTGATGTTATGAAATGTTTCCTCGTCAACTTTGCCCGTAAGCTTATCTTCATACATCTTGGTTTCTGTCATTCTGATTTGATTCAGTCTTTCCTGAATTGCTTTGATCCGTGAGTTAACCTGTCTGATATGTTCAGATGTACGATGATTGATCGCACTGTAAATGAAACGGCGGAACTCAATTTTTCCCTCTGAAAATTTCTCTTGCAGGAAAGCAATCTGATCCAGAACAGTTTTGATCAGATAGTCCTCACGAATGTAGTGTGCAGAACAAAGCTTTTCTTTTTTATACCGATTGCAGAGATAGATGTATGTAACGGTTGATTTTCTTTTCTTGCGATTGAGGTACATTCTGTTTTTACAATCGCCACAGAATACCATACCGTCAAGCAGATGAAATTGTTTTTCAGTTGAAATTCTCTTATTGGCGTTTCTTCTTTTCCGGGCTTTTTCAAACTCCTCACGGGAGATGATCGGTTCTTGTGTATCATGAATAATGACGTAATCCTCACGGCTGTTTTTACGGACTTTTTTATCCTTAAAGCTTGTATGATATGTTTTGAAATTTACCGTATCACCAACGTATTCCTGACGGTCAAGGATATTGATCACACTGCTGACACACCAATAGTATGGGTCTGCAACAGCACGAGAACCTTTGATTTCCTGCTTGTTATGATTGGACGGAGATATGAACTTATGCTCGGTAAGATATCTGCATATTTCAGTAGTGCCTTTGCCTGCGTTAAATAAACGGAATATCACTCTGACTGTTTCAGCAGCAGGCTCATCAATAATCCATTTGTGCTTATCTTCCGGATCAAGTTTGTAACCAAATGGAATCTTTGAGGTGATGTGCCTGCCGCTGTCACTTTTTGCCCGAATGGACTGCTTCTGTTTGTTGGAAATATCCATTGCATAGAGTTCATTCAGCAGATTCCATACTGCAACAAGAAATCTGTCGCCGCCGTTGCTGTCAAAGTTTTCATTCACAGCGATGAACTGCGTGTTATAACGGGGAAATTCAAGGTCAATAAATCGACCTGTTTCAATATAGTTTCTTCCCAGACGGGATAAGTCCTTGACGAGAATCCGCTCGACCTGTCTGCTTTTCACAAGTGAGTACATCTCCTGAAATCCGGGTCTGTTGAAGTTTGTTCCGCTGTAACCGTCATCTTTTATCACTTTGATATTTTGATAGGCATGATCATTGGCGTACTTCTGCAAGATTGCCAGTTGTGTGGTAATGCTGTTGCTGTCGCCGGCTGCATCATCGTCTTTTGAGATTCTGACATACAGAATTGTATAACGTAAGTTGTCTTTCATAAAGACCTCCATAAGAAAAAGTAGGTTGTTTTAATATAACCAACTTCTTGTGCGCACATGAAGGTTTTGGTTTGAGATATTATAGCACACCTAGGATACAAAAAACTGTATCGTGAACGTGTTTTCAGATTTTTATTATGAAATAATTGTAAACTTTACAATTATAGCGGTGCGGTTTTGCATGATATTTGCCATATAGAGTGAGGGGAAATCTGAACAGATTGAAAAATGGGCTGACACAGCTGATCTGGAGTAGCAAGCAACGATGATGTGGCACGAACGGTCAAAAAATGACCGTCTGCCAATCATCAGCTTGTTAGGGAAGAATCCCTAAGCAATGCCAACAACTTAAGCGTTATTGGCATTTACCCTGCATAAAAAATCAAATAGAATATTTGGGACAAAACACCTTGCGCTGATGAGAAAATTCCGGACGAGGAGCAGACCTACCTTTAATCATCGGAACAGGTTGTTTCAGGCATAGCAATATAAGCTGCCGACAAATATCAAGAGCCTTTCCTGCAAACAGCAGCATAGCAGACAGTCGATATTTGAAGTAGCCAATCATCAAATTTACATTCGCTTTGTACTGATATTTGCAGTCAGTTTTGCGTGATAACAGCTTTCTGTTTACAGTGGCAGACATTGCGGCAATGCAGTTTAATACAAACATCATGGCATGGTATTCCTGCAAAACTGCAACAGGTGAACGCCCCGAAAACTTCTCTATCAGCAATTTGTTTTTCAAGGTATCGTAGGTCGTTTCGATACCCCAGCGAAGAAAATAGAGATCAAGAAAATCATCAGCGCTGAATTCATCTTCAGATAGATTTGTGATCAGTGTTTCAATCTCACCCGACTTAAGGATCACCCGCACAACACGGACTGAATACGTATCTGTCTTGGTGGATACAGTGATCCTGAAATCATTTGACGGGTTTTCTTTTACACCCTTGAAGCATGAAGCCTGAAGCCGCATCAGATATTTGCATCCCATTCCGGTAAGGGTAGCGATCATGTCTCTTGAAGGATAACCACGATCAAAAATGACGATGTCTTTTTCATCGCAGACGCTTGAAAAATAGGCGAGATTTTTCTTAGCATATTCTCGTTCACAGACACCAATGGAACCGATCTGGGCATCTATCACATAATGCGAGATCACATCATACAGAAGTGAGATCTCAGCATTTGTTTTATTCTCAGGAGAATGATTTCTGGGCAGAAATATATCCTTGTTCTCATTGGTTTTATCGAGTCGGAGTTCCGAACCGTCTATTGCAAGAATACGATAACCCTTATGGCGCTTGATCTTATTCTTGTTCAGAACCATATCTCTTGTCATGAGAAACAGCTCCTTGAATGCATCAGGCAGAATATTTTTACGAGCTTTGAAAAATGCCTGCTTTGTCACAGAATCTGTACCCGCATCCAGAACATTTGCAAAGAAATCATCAAGCTCGATCTGCATCGTTCTTGTGAGAAAATTCAGCAGCAAAACGATCATAACAGGAAAGGACAATTTTCTGTTTCTTGTAAATGCGGTCTGCCTTGTAATATTCCTCTCACGGTAGTCATCAGAATTGATAAGATCCGATGCCTTACGGGTGATCTGATAAAAGAACTGGTTCATGTTTCCGACCTCCGAAATAGCAAAATCTACTATTTCGATTTTGTCGGCGTTTTCATTTTGTCAATTCGCTTTTTGCACAAACTTTTAGCTCACTTTTGTACATCATTTTCTTTGAAATCTTGTTTGATTTTTTATGCGGGGTAAATGCCAATATCGCTTAAGTTGTTGGCATTGAATCCCTAAGACCCTCTGAGAAAGCACCTGACAGTGTGAAAAAATAACCAATGATAAGGAGATACAAAGGAAAATGAAAACAGAAAAAGTGGATAAGCGATATGTCATCAGACTGACAGAATCAGAAGCGGCAGTGATTGAAAAACGCTTTGTATTGTCGAGAATGAACTCCGTCAGTGCATATCTTCGTCAGCAAGTTGTAAATGGAATCTATCTTGAATACGACCACGAGGAACTGAAAAAAATACGGCAGGCGGTTATGAGTGTTGCAAACAATATCAATCAGATCGCACACAGAGTGAACGCAACAAGCCGTATTTACAAACAGGAACTGTTTGAATTGCAGGAGGGAGTGGATAAGCTTTGGCAACAACTTCAATTCATCCAATCCGAGTTACAGAAGTTAAATCCGTCCAATATATAACCAATCCTGAAAAGGCGGAGCGTGTGACTTGTTACGGTTGCAGAGGTTCAGCAGAGGATATTTCTCACCAATTTGATATGCTCAGAGCCTGCGGAAAAAACACAGGGAGCGTTCTGAGTTATCATATCATACAAAGTTTTGCACCAAACGAAGCGACAATGGAGCAAGTACATCAGGCAGGATTGAAGCTTTGCGCTGAACTCTTTCAGGGAAAATACAAGTATGTTCTTGCAACGCATACAGACAAAGAGCATATCCATAATCATATCATTTTCTGTAAGACCAACATGGAAAATTACAAGGCTTTCGGTACGCTTATGGATACGAAACGACGTCCTGCTTGGAAGAAAATCCGCCAGCTTTCCGATGAAGTTTGCAAGGAAATGGGACTGTCCACTATTGAGTATGGGGAAATCGGCAAGGGTGTTTCGCATTACGAATGGACGAAACAGCAACAAGGCTCGTCATGGAAAGAGAAACTCCGTTATGAATTGGATTGCATTATTCAGCGTTCCGATACGTTTGAGGATTTTCTTGAGAAGTGCAGATTAAACGGCATAGAAGCGGTTTACAATCCCGATAAGAAGATTTCTTTGAAGTTCCGTATGCAGGGACAACAGCGTTACGCCAGAGCGAAAACACTCGGATATTACTATCTGCCTGAAAACATTCAGCGTAGAATCAAAAAATTCTCATCACACAGGAAGCTGATTATTGACCGTGACAGGTTCGACAGCAAGGGTTTTCAGCATTGGGCGGATATTCAGAATATGAAGAACGTTGCTCAGATGATAAATATGCTTGAAAGCTACAACGTTCACGGTACATCGGAACTGAAACCAACCGCTATGTCTGTTATGGCAAGACGGGGAATGATTACCCGGAGCATTGAAAATCTTGACGAGAAGATAAATGATTTGTCCGAACAGATTGAACTTGCAAGACGGTTTCAGCACACAAGACCGTTTCATGACAAGTACAAATCGCTGTCAGGACGTAAGCAGAAAGACTACGCAAAAAATAACGCTCCCGTACTCGATGAGTACAAGAGCGTTGGCAGTAGGTTAAAATCGTTGTATCCCGACGGTAAGTTTCCGTCAGAAACTTCGCTTGACCGTCAGCGACAAGCGTTGTATGAGGAGCGTGAAAAACTCTACGAAGAATACCGCTACCTCAAAAAAGAGTATGCTGATTTAGACAAGGCAAGCCGAACGATTGACGATTACCTTGAAAGTTTGAGGGATGAACCTGAGCGTAGGCGGAAAAAGGGAGAGTTGGAATAACTCTACAAACTGGAATTTAAACGTCATGCAGCTAAGAAATACGTATCATTCAAAAGGATATTTTATGCCCCACAAATCACGAAGATAATCCATCTGTCTCATAATTTCAAGGGTTTCAGAATGCGGCATATCCTTACATTCAGATTCACCATTCATAATTGCATCATGGCAAGCCATAAGCTCATATTCATATCCGTTTATCTGTGACGGAGAAAAAATTTCTTTTACCATTTCATGGTCAGAATTATAAACACGTATTATTTCAGGATTATTTATATTCTGTACAGTGATATATCCCTTTATTCCATAAATCACACCATTTCTGTCACCTGGAGTTCTAATTGAACTGAAAAGACTTGCAAAACTGCCATTTTCATATTCTATGGATACAGATTCCTGAGCATCAACTCCTGTTTCGAGTTTAATGCAGTTGCCGTTAAGTGATTTGATTTTGTTTCCAAAAATCATTGATGAAAAATTCAGAGGATATATCCCTAAGTCAAGCAAAGTTCCTCCTGCAAGTGATGGATCTCGTAGACGTTTTATATTCTCAATTGGATAGCATAGGCTTGCAGTAACAGAAATTGCATCGCCAATTATTCTACTTTCAATAAGTTCATTTAAAATATATCTGCTCGGCATATATCGTGTCCATATTGCTTCGGCTGCAAGCAATTTTTTTGATTTTGAAATATCAAGAATTTCCTTTGCCTGAAAATAATTTGCTGTAAAAGCTTTTTCAACAAGTATATTTTTACCAGCATTTAAACACATCAATGCCTGTTCATAATGAAATGAATGAGGCGTGGCTATATAAACCAAATCTATATTTTCATCATCAAGCAAATCTTTATATGAACCATATGATTTTTCAAATCTCCATTTTTTAGCAAACCTTGTTGCATTTTCAATACTTCTTGAAGCCGCTGCGTATGGTTTATAATTATCATCAAGACCACTTATAGCAGCAGCCATCTTTTCAGCAATATGACCTATTCCAAGTATAGCAATGTTCATCTTAATTCCTCCCTAAAATCAAATTCCGATTTGTCAATCTGTTTCATTTGCTTCTTCAGGCTTATAGTTTCGTTCAATATATTCCTCAACAGCCTTAATGAACATCTGATTCATGCTCATGCCCATTTCAGCAGCGATAGCTTTCAGTTTTTCACGCTGTCCCTTTGGAACACGAATTTTGATGTCATCAAGATGTGTTTTCACATATTTTGCCGTGATTGCTTTGCGCTTTTCGTTATAGTACATAGAAATCAATCCTTTCGTATTGTACCCATTTCTTTTATTATACCCTATCAAGAGCTTTTTGTCAATTATTTTTATAAAATTTGTCCGGATTTTTCAGAGAACTTTGTGCGCATTGCGGCTTGTAAAATCATGTGCAATGATATATAATAGTATTGTACCCAATACAAAGCAAAAAAGGAGATGTTAAAATGATTCAAAAAATCGTACCTATTGTAGCGAGTATCACTTTGATTGGCTCAGTAAGTCTGACAGTTTACGCCGATGATTTGCTTAATAAGGACTACATCGTCAGCAAAATTTGGTCTGATTGGTGGCATGGCAAGGAAGATGACGGACTTGTTTTTCCCGAAGCAAGCTATAAGCATCACATTCTTACCGAATGGGTCGATGACAATTATGGCGATGATGATTATGATTGGAGTAAGATTGGTCAGCTGAACTACAATTTCAAAGACTACTATGATGAACTTACAGGCGATTGGAACTTTAATGATGACCGTGACGGAAATTGGACAATTATTACCGATGAAACCACATATCATTTCAATTTACAGAACGGCAAATGGCTGATGAGTGATGATAATGGCAATGTAATCGATAATTTCATGCCGTTCAGTACCTTGACGGAAGATACGGCAGAGGAAAACCATAATTCAATTACTGCTGATGACGGAAACGGAACAGCTCACCGTGTCGGAGAAAATCTGAAAATCGATGAAGATACCACGGTTGACGCATCTGAAGAAACAGTAGAATCGACGACTAAAGAAAAATCCTCAAACGGTTTGATTTATGGAATTGGCGGAATAATTCTCGCAGGAATTGCTGTTCTTGCAGGAGCTTTGATAAAGAAGAAGAGAGGTTAAGATTATGATTTACAAGCATGACTATCAGAGAATGGCACTTGATACCGACAGAATGATGATCACTTGCAACAGCAAAGATTATCACGATTACAGCAATAACAAGCTTGCGTGTATCTATGTGAAATGGGCAGAAGAACATTGTCCTGAGCGTTTGCAGGCAGAAGCTGACAAAGGAAAAATCTACGTCCATATCGATGAGCGTATCACCGAATGTGAGAAAGAGAAGTGGAAGATCTGGAACAAGATGCGTGATACTGACCCTGAATATGCACTTGCCATGGAAAATGCAGATACGGCTAAGGTTTGGCAGCTTGAAAATCTCTTTGAGTTGCAGGCTGAGGAGATTGCGATTCAGGCGTGTTTGGTAGTATAAAATAATAGATGAAATAAAGAACAGTATATTTAGTTTTCATACACACATGATTGAATATACCCACACAAGGTAAGCGCCAACCAAACCCAGCCCCACCAAAAAACAAAATGAGCCGAGATCAACTACGGCTCAAATCCCGTATTCGGTTCATCACAATGAATTGCAGTGAGTTACTGTGAATTACTGTGCGGTGAAATACTGTCAGTTACTATGAAATACTGTGTATTTTCAGGACACGCAGCGTAGTCTCATCAGCGTTCAGAACGGGTTCAAGGTAAGCATACTTCCAGAAGTGCTTCACAACAGGTATAAGCCATTCTGAACTTTTGATGATCCAGTTTGCAAGTGATGTGCGGTTCAGGTAGATGCCCTGCATCTTGAAGTGCTGTTCCATACGGTAAAGCGGTTCGCCAAGCAGATATTTCGCCTCAGCGATATATGCGATCAGCTCTGCTTCCGGCAGACCTCTAGGAATGACAGGCGCAGGAGTCAGATTTGGAGCCTTCACAATCATTGCTTTGTCTCCGTGCTTATCGCAGTGCTCGCATTTGTACATCTCACGAAAATATGTGATCTTGAAGATTTTTGCAGGGATAATACAGAGCCGTGTGGTGATGTATTCTTTTGAAAGCGGCACGAGCTTACTGCCGCAGACCGCACATTTTCTCTGATCTTCGGGGAGCGTATGCACGATCTCTTTCGTTTCAAGATCACCACGCAGTTCATTTCTTCCCCGATGCTTTCCGGTTTTCTTCGATTTTTTTGTGATGGAATTCTCGGTAGGCTCAGCGGCAGAAAGATTTGACAATTCTTCCGCTTCGTTGAACACATTACCATCCAGATCCATTTGTCCGTTGCAGATGAATTTCGATTTCTCGCTTTTCTGTCCGAAGAGCATCTTGTTCCGTTTGAGTATCTGCTCTTCCAGATGCTCGATGTGAAGAGCTTGATCTTCGTTCGATTTTTTCAGCTCATCATTTTCTTTTTCAAGCTCAGAGCACTTCTGCACAGCGGCTTCATATGCTGCTTTCAGTTCTTCGTATGTCATAGCAAAAGCACTCCTTTCCCTGAAATTCCAGACGGTTCATGATACTCTGATTATACCATGATTTGCCCGATCTTTCAAAAAAAGAGTGCCATTGAAGCATAGAAATATTGTCCACATTACTGTATATTTTCATCGTGGGAAAGTCGGCATATATCCACACCGCCGGCTACTTTTTTGATTGCCTTTGGTTGGTCGGTCGACAGTCCCTGCGTGAGCCAGATGAATTGTTCACGGGTAATATTCCTGGACCTCCTGTTCATTGCACGGCCAGGAGAATTTCCCGTCTTCAAGACGCTTATACAGCAGCAGAAAGCCGTCATCTTCCCATAAAAGCACCTTCATACGATCTCTGCGCCTGCCGCAGAACAGAAACGCGCTGCTTGCGAACAGGTCAAGCTGAAACTGCTGTTGTACAAGTGCTGCCAGCCCGTCAATGGACTTCCGCATATCCGTATGTCCGCAGACGATGTAGATATTGTCAGCAGTTAAGTCTTTCAGCATTCTTTCAGACCTCTCAGCAGCGTGAGCAGAAGCCTCTCGGATATATCTGCTGGCATTTCGACCTCGATCCCGTCTTTACGGACGATCATCTTTTGTGGGACAGCCGGTTCAGGTTTCCCAGGTTCAGCGCTGTCCGCAACACATTGTGTCTGCACCGCAGCTGTCGTGCAGATGACGCTTTGAGAAACACTCAGCGGTACGATCTGCTGCAAGGGCAATTCCGCTCGTTTCAGCAGTTCTTTTCTCACCACATTCAGGCGTGAGTAGTATGTGTGCTGGCTGATACCTTTTTCCTTGCACCAAGCAGTTACGGTCATACCACTGCTCTGGCATTCCTGTATCTGCTCTGCCCACTCCCTGTGACGAAGCTCGGTTTTTACTTCTCTGATCGTTGGCATATTCTCAGCTCCTTTCGGGGTAAATCCCTTTGGAACTATTTTATCGCTTTTTTAGTGCCGAATCAACGTTAGGGTGTGGTTGGCGGTTACTTTTTTAAGAAGTTATGCTTTGGAAAAACAGGGTATATCAGCATGGCAGCTCCCTCCGTGGGCCGCCGATCCTGTGCCGGGCAAAGAGAAGCGGCGGCCTTGATTTCCCAAAGCCGCCGCTGGTTTTATGGGCGTGTCAAAAGGGCTGCTGTACGACGGCTTTTTTTCTTTGCCGTCGCCCGGCAGTTGAAACAATACTGTTTATTTGATTTCCAATGAAATGGTTAGTGTATCATTTTCAATTTTAGCGAACACATTGCCGCCGAGCTTGTCAGTTAATAGTTTTACCACAGCAAGCCCCACTCCTGTACCGCTATTATGCCTTGATTTGTCCCCGGTATAAAATCTTTCAAATAGTCGGTTTGGGTCTATTTCCACCTTACTATCAATGGGATTTTCAATGATAAAAATAGCACTCTTTTCTTTGCCTTGCTTCAAATCAATTTTAATCGAGCCAGAGGAATATCGAATAGCATTTATAATAAGATTTTGAAAAATACGTTCTACCATACCATAGTCCGAATGGAGATAAACGGAATGATCTGGCAGACCAATTACAGGAGATATGCCTTTTGCTTCCAATGCTGGGGCGTTCTCTGTGATAAGATTTATCAGCAAATTTGTTAAGTTGAAATCTTCACGCACAGGAGTTACTTCTTTTGCGTCTATTACAGAAAGATCGTAAAAGGTTTGTATCAGCTCTTTCATTCTTTCTGCTTTATTAAAAATGGTTTCTATACGCTGTGTTTGACCTGCTGATAAATTCTCCTTTTTTAATAATTGTAAATGGCCAAGTATTATCGTCAGAGGGGTACGCAAGTCATGTGAAATATTAGCAATGGACTCTTTCAAATACATTTCGTGCCGTAATGTGCTTGCAATGGACTGTCTTTGCTTTT